GTCGTATGTGACCCGAAACGAAACGCGGCCCGGGACTTGCGTCAACCAGGCCGCGCTTCCGGGGGTTCAGTCAGGTCGCGCCGCGCTCGGCGGCGACTTGCCGCTCTGCCTCGTCAGAGAGGCGCGCCTGACGCGGGAAACATACCCAGGAAACAGAACGACCGCAAGCGTGCTTGCGGCCGTCTGCAAATTTCGCTTGCATGCCCCGAGAGATCGGTATCATGCAGCCAGCTAATCCAATCCGGTCGCATTGTACCGCAGGTGCCTTCAGGGGCAACAATGCCGCACGCAGCTCCCGGCGCGGTAGGGGAGCATGGATGTAGACGCAGGGCATGACCCTATCCTGCGCCGCCCGAAAGGGCGCGCTCCCCGACGATGGCAGCGGCTGGCAGTCCTCCAGCGAAATGGTGAAAATCGTCGCTACGACCGACAGCGCGGCTCCGCGTGGGCTGATCGTGGTGGCCCCCTCGCGGGGTCACGCCCTCTGCGCTCACCACGTGAACTGAAATCCGTGGTTCGGGGGGCGCGACGCGCCCCGCTGAGTCCTGAGCGCAGCGACGGACGGATCGGAATGATCCCTCCCCTGTCGCCGGCGCACCCCAGGCGCCGCGAGTGGAGCGGAGCGGAGCCATAGGCGAAGCGCAGCGGAGCGCAGCGAGCGGCGTCCTGAAAAACCATCGTTTCATTGCGAGACGCGAAACGAAACGAACGCCCTGTAGCATCGCCCGCATGGCGGGAAGGCGTCGACCGAAGCACAATCCCATCCTCCTGGCGCAGTTCGATGACTGCCTCCTCGGGATCATGTACCCCCGCCCAGACGAGGAGAACTGCATACCCGTCGCCGTATACAGCGCCGAGATGATCGCCGCACGCCTGCGCGACAACGAGAACATGACGATGGCCGAGGCGCGCTGCTTCGTCACCGACCGCATCGAGCAGAATTACCTCGGCCCAGGCACCCCGCGAATCATCTGGCCGGCAACCGCCGAGGATTTCGGTGAAGTCATCACCTCGCAGTGATATACTGCGGGCAATGAATATCGGCTCGTATGAGGATTTCAAGCAGGCGATCACGCAAGCCGTGACCGAGGGCGGCACCACGCGCAGCGCCCTCGCACGCCGCCTCGAGGCCAAGGGCGCACTCCGCGCACATACCGTGCAGTGCCTCCTGTCCAATGCCCCCGTGATCGGCCGCAGACGCCCCACGTTCGATTCCGTCCTGAAGATCGCCCACGAGGCCGGATTCGAGCTCCGGCTCGTCCTGAAGGATTCCTGACCATGCCCAGCAAGTCACCCGCCCAACGCCGTCTGATGGCCGCCGCCGCCCATTCCCGCGCCTTCGCCAAGAAGGTCGGCGTCCCCATGAAGGTCGCCAAGAAGTTCAACCGCGCCGACGTCCGCGCCAAAGGCCGGCGGAAGAAGTGACCACCCTCGTCGCCTACGACGACAACGGCCGCCGCGTCGGCCAGACCCACCACAATGCCACGATCACGGACGAAACCGTCGCCGTCATCCGCGAGCTCCACGAAGACCGTGGATGGGGCTATCGTCGCATCGCCAAGCACCTCTCCCTCCGCTGGCAAACGGTCGCCAAGATCGCCCGCTACCAGCGCCGATCCGCAGTCCCCACCGCCTGGCGGCGACCTCGTCGTGCGCCGGAAGGTCGGGCGACCGCTAGGAACAACGGTCCCCGTCCCGCAGGACAAGGCTGACTCCATCGTCAAGTGGATCTCCGAAGGCCGGCCCCTGCGCGAATGGTGCAGGATTGACGGAAACCCGCACTTCACGGCGGTTTACGACTGGATGGACAAGGACCCGGATTTCGCCCTACGCATCGCACGCGCACGCGAAGATGGGCACGACATCATCGCCGACCAGTGCATGGCGCTGTCGGACATCCAGCCGCTTGACCAGGTCGAGGTGGCGTGGCGTCGGCTCCAGGTCGATACCCGCCTGAAGCTCCTCGCCAAGTGGAACCCGAAGAAGTACGGCGACCGCCAGCACCTTGACCATGGCGGGAACATCGTCCTGAACGTCATCACTGGCGTCCCGGATGCCTGAGACGATCCGGCTCGGCTACGAGCCCAGGGCGTGGCAGCGCAAGTGCCACCTCGAGCGCCGCCGCTTCACCGTGCTCGCCCTGCACCGACGCGCTGGCAAGACCGAGCTCGCGCTCATGGAGCTCATGCACCGGGCGGTCAAGTTCACCGACGAACTGGGGTTCTTCGTATACGTCGCCCCGTTCCTGAAGCAGGCGAAGGCCATCGCCTGGGCGCGATTGAAGCAGAAACTCGACCCGTTCATGCGGACCGGGGCTGTCGAGGTAAACGAGGCAGACCTGGCCGTCACCTTCAAGCACAACAAGGCCACGATCCGACTGTTCGGTGGCGACAACCCGGATGCCCTGCGCGGCGTGCGCCTCGACGGATGCGTCATCGACGAGGTCGCACAGATCAAGCCAGAGGTCTGGAACGACATCCTCCAGCCGGCCCTGTCCGACCGCAAGGGATGGGCCATGTTCATCGGCACCCCCGCCGGGATCAACCTGTTCAGCGAGCTGTTCTACCGGGCAGGCTCCTTGCCCGACTGGTATGCGGCGAGGTACACGGTCCACGACACGGACGCGCTCGACGCCGAGGAGGTCGCACGACTCCAGCGCGACATGCCCGAGCAGGCGTTCGCCCGCGAGTACCTCTGCGACTTCAGCGCCGCCGGCGATGACCAGCTCATCAGCCTGTCCGAAGCCGATTCCGCCGCCAGCCGACGCTACCTGGATGGGGACATCCTCGAGTTCCCGCTGGTGATCGGCGTGGACCCGGCCAGGTTCGGGGATGACCGCAGCGTGATCGTCCTGCGCCAGGGCCTGCGGATGGAGGAGCCAGTCATCCGGCAGGGGATCGACAACATGAACCTCGCGGCCATCGTCGCCAGCATCATCGAGGACCGAGACCCGGACGCCGTGTTCATCGACGCAGGCGCCGGCTCGGGCGTCATCGACCGCCTGCGCCAGCTCGGTTACGAGGTCACCGAGGTGCCGTTCGGCGGCAAGGCCACGTTCCCCAACCTGTTCGTCAACAAGCGCACCGAGATGTGGTGGGCCGTCAAGGAGTGGCTCGAGAACGGCGGCAGCATCCCCAAGGACACGACCCTCGCGCAGGAGCTGTCGACCCCGATGTACTGGTACGACGCGGTCGGCAAGCGCGTCCTCGAGTCGAAGGATGACATCAAGAAGCGGCTCCAGGGCGGCGGCAGCCCGGACATCGCCGACGCCCTCGCGCTCACCTTCGCCTACCCGGTCGCCAAGATGCTGCCCCGCGAGGTGCGCGAGCGGCTTGACCCGAAGCCGAAGGAGTACGACCCGTACGCCGAGATGCGGTGAGTACCCGTAACCGATGATGGGAGGAATACAGTCATGCCCGTAAGGCTCGCGACTGCGGACGATCTCGACGTGATCGCCGCGATGGGACAACGGTTCTTCGCAGGCACCCGCTATGCAGCAGCACTTTCGCCCAGTCACGAGGACATCAGAGCCGCAATGCAGGCCATCCTCGTCCACGGTCGTCTGTGGGTTGCGGAGATTGACGGCGTGGTTCGCGGCTTCCTGGCGGCGATTCTCCAGCCCGTCTGGTTCAGCCCTGGCGCCCGCGTCGCCCTCGAGACGTCGTGGTGGATGGACGAAGATGTACGAGGACGAGTTGAAGGCGTGCGGCTCCTGCTTGAGTTCGAATCATGGGCACGCAGCCAAGGGGCACAAGCGATCTGCATGTCGGACATCGTCCTCGAAGGCGAAAGCGCGGCGGAGCGCATCCTGACGAGGCTCGGGTACAGGATCACCGAACGGACGTTCACGAAAGGACTGTGATGGAAGGACACTCGCTGCGACGCCACCGCGACCTGACCGCCCGCCACGAGCGGCGGTTCATCATCTCGGCCATCGGAAGCGCGCTCGGCGCCATCGGCGCCGGCCTCGGCGCTGCGGCAGGCATCGGCGGCGCCGCGGCGGGCGGATCTGCGCTCGCGACCGGGCTCGCGGCCGCCGGCGCGGCAGCGGCTGCGGCAGGCACGGGCTACGCGATCTCCGCAGGCGAGAGCGGCAAGAAGGCCCAGCAGCAGGCGATGGCCGAGCAGCGCACCGCGCAGCAGGCAGCCGCCGCGCAGGCACGAAGCCAGCAGCGTCAGTCGCAGCAGGCGATGGCCGCTGCCACCCGCGCACAGCCGGACGTCGCAGGCATCATGCAGCAGGCGGGCGCCGAAGGCGGCCCGTCCACGACCATGCTCACCGGGCCGATGGGCGTCAACCCGCAGGACCTCCAGCTGGGGCGCCAGACGCTCCTCGGAGGCTGAGTGAGCCAGTACGTCGGCGACGGCCAGAGCTACGAGGACGCGCCCACGCGGGACAAGCTGTTCACCCGCTGGGGCCAGCTCAAGTCTGAGCGTGCGTCCTGGTACGCGCACTGGCAGGAGCTCACGTCCTACATCCTGCCGCGCAACGGCCGCTACTTCCGCCAGGACCGAGACAAGGGCTGGCGCCGCCACAACAACATCTACGACAACACCGGGACGCGTGCGCTCCGCACGCTCGGAGCCGGCATGATGTCGGGCGCCACGAGCCCCGCCCGCCAGTGGTTCCGGCTCGCCACGCCAGACCCTGAGTTGAACTCCTTCGACCCGGTCA